AAGCGGGTGGGGCGGTATTGGCGTTGGAATACACCAACCGAGTAACTGCGGATGGTGGTTACTATGAAGGCGTTGATTGTATGATTTACAAATTGGATGATTTAGATTCACAACAATGAGTACACTTTTAGAACAAGCGAGTTTGGTAATGATACCAAGCGGATACAAAGAGGATGTTGTTTATTCTCAAATTCCCACAAGTGGTGCGGGCGATTTATCATTCACCCGAGCATCCAACGGCACACGCATAAATAGTGCGGGGTTGGTTGAGGTGGTGGCTTGGAATTTGTTGACATATTCGGAGGAGTTTGACAATGCGGGATGGAATAAAGATTTAGGTGCAACAGTTACCGCGAACACTACAACCGCACCAAACGGAACAACAACCGCCGACACATTGACCATTGCAAATGGGCAATATTTGTATCAATATGTTACATTAAATGCGGGTCAATCTTACACAATTAGTGTTTATGTGCGTGTTGCAAGTGGTACAAAACAATTTAAGTTTAACACATACGGAAGCGGAAACGATTTCACATCAAGCACTTACACCGCAACAACTGAATGGCAAAGATTTGAATATACTTTTACGACAGTTGGGTCGGGTTCAACGGGAATTTATCCCGTTCTTGTTGACGGATTGCCGAGTGCAACTTTCTTCATTTGGGGCGCACAACTAAACATCGGCTCAACCGCCAAACCCTATTTCCCCACTACCGACCGCCTAAATGTACCACGCCTAACCTACCAAAATGGCGGGGGCGGGTGTCCGAGTTTGTTGTTGGAGAAGCAGTCGACGAATTTAAATATATATAGTGAAGATTATACCAATGCAACTTGGGATAAATTAGACATTGTAACTACAAATTATTCCAATGTTGTTATTTCGCCTGATGGAACGCAAAACGCAAGTAAATTAATACCAAATACAACTTCTTCAAGTTACCACGGATTACAATTATCAAGTGGTAGACCATCACTAACGGGCGGAGTTGTTTATACCTATTCGCTTTTTGCAAAGGCACAAGGGTATACAAAAATCCGTTTGCAAAATTTTAGTCAAGCCGTAAGGGCGCAATTTGATTTGTCTAATGGCACATTAATAAACCAAAGCGGAACAACAACTACATTTATAGATTCAATGGGCAACGGGTGGTATAGAATTGGGTTTACTTATACTCAAAGCAGTACACAAAGTTCTTATTGGAATATATTAGTTGTCAGCACAGACGACAATAGTAGTACTGCGCCAGTTGCATTTTCGGGTAATGGCACAGATGCAATTGCTATTTACGGCGCACAACTCGAAGCCTCAACTTACGCCACATCCTACATCCCAACCACATCAGCAAGCGCAACAAGGGTGGCGGATGAATGTAGCAAAACGGGTATTACATCATTAATCGGTCAAACCGAGGGTGTTTTATTTGTTGACTTTGTTTTTACCGCTTTCGATGGTTCAGCAAAATGGATTGCCTTTTTGGGCGGTGGTGCAAATTATATTGGGCTATACGCAAATAGCAATACATATATCATTGGCGAAGTTTCAAATACTACTTCTCAATTTAGTGGTGCATATTCCTTTTCGGTTGGGCAACGCTATAAAATCGCTATTGCTTACAAGGCAAACGATTTTGCATATTATGTTAATGGGTCACAAATAACAACTTCTTCAAGTGGTACAGTCCCAACAACAAGCGATTTCACTTTTCTTTACAGCACAACAAATGACCGAATAGGTGGCAAGGTTTACAACCAAATGGCACTATTCAAAACCCGCCTAACAAACGCAGAACTTGCCTCACTCACAACAATTTAAGACAATGACAAAGACCTTCGCAAAATACGAATTTACCCCAACCGAATGGGCAACCCTTCGCAAGTTAATAGAACAAACCACAACCAACCCCGAGGGAGGCGAGGTCACCAGTTGGGTGAATTGTGCGGTTGTAGAGTTGGGATTTTTGCCGATAACGCCCGCCGTTTATGACGGAATGGAATTGAAAACTCCCGCCGTTTTATCCGACAAATGGGCGGTTGATATTCTATTTTACACCGAACCACCCGCAGAGTTTACCCCGTTTGAGGTGTGGCCCGACCCGATGGGAATACACACATTCAGCGGTGATGATAATTTGTACCTGGTTGGGTATTGTGCCAAGTTCCCCGATTCACCATATTGTATTGTTCCCGATCCCGTAATATAATGGCTACACCGAAAAATGCTTTGCCCGTCAATTTTGACCAATTTCGTAAGAACCCAGTTGCTGCCGTTGCTTTTTGTATGCTGTTGGCTGTGGGGTATCTTTATATTGACCTTCGTTCGGGGTACAAAGAACAAATTGAAAAGGCCAATGCAAAGATTGAGGCGTTGGATGTCAAGATTGACAAATTGAGTTACGCATTGAAACGATCCGATTCATGCTTGGCAAGTGCCATGACAGAGATCCGTATAATGCAAACAATGAAAAAACTATGAAAAACGCATTGATTGTTTTCACGGCCCTATTTATGACGGGATATTTGTTCACAAGCGTAAACGCAAAACAAAGCCCTACAATCGATGAAATTGATGCGTTGCTTACCAAGGTATCAAAAAACATTGAAAGTGCGGGAGAATGCACGAAAATGGCTCAAACGATGAATGCAAAGATGGTTGAATCAAAGGTTGCAGAAAAGGAAGCGTTGAAAGCGGATGTAAAGAAGGCACAAGCCAAGGCGGAAAAGTATGCAAACACCATGATTTTCATGGGCATTGATACGGCAGACATAGACACGGCATCCATTTCAAATATGATTAAATTAAACGGGTTGTAATGGCAAAGGTTTCCAACACATCGACATTCCGTGCCAAACCCAAGCGTAAATTGGGAAGGCATACCAAGTCAGTTAACAAACACAAATCATCCAAACCATATAAAGGCCAAGGAAAATGAATTTCGATAAGTTTAAGACCAACACAACGGGCATTATTGCCATCCTCATTTTGGGGTTGAGTTATGCCATTTTGTTTTCAATCATCTTTTGGGATTTCCCAACGGATCAAAAAGACATTTACTTCACCATTGCGGGTGGGGTTACTTCCATCGTAACAATGGTGGTATCATTTTATTTCGGGGCAAGTAAAAACCAAAACGATGAAAATTAAACAAGTACCATTTCGGGCATACAACCGTGAAGCGGTGAAGAAAACCCAGGTGTATTTACACCACACGGCGGGGAATGGAAGCGGTGAACAAACATTCGCGTATTGGGAAAAGGTAGCCAACAAGGTTTCAACCTGTGTTGCCATTTCAACCGATGGAACAATCGTGCAAGGATTTGGCAGTGAGTATTGGGCGTATCATTTGGGATTAGGTACAAAGCATTTCCAACCTTTGGGATGTCCTTATTTGCCTTTGGATAAAACATCTATTGGTATTGAGGTGTGCAACTGGGGGCCAATCACCAAAAAGGGAACAAAGTTTTACAATTATGTGGGTGGTGAAATACCATCAGATCAGGTAACCGAATTGGAAAAACCATACAAAGGATACAAATTGTGGCATTCATACACGGATGAACAAATCGCATCCATCAAGGATTTGTTGATCCTATGGTCAACCAAATACGGCATCCCATTGGAATACAATGAAGATATTTGGGCAGTAACCAAACGGGCATTGAAGAATGAACCAGGCGTTTACACACACAATTCAGTTCGCCCCGATAAAGCGGATGTGTACCCATGCCCTAAATTGATTGCCATGTTGCAATCACTCACAAAGGATTAAGGCCATTCACAAAGAAAAGGGATTTATTTCCCTTTCTTTTTTCATCAAATGTTTTGGAATTTGAAATTTCAAATGTATATTCGTGGAACAATATGACAAACGACATGGATTTAATCTACCTAATCATTTTAACGCCCATCACCATTGCGGTGATGTATGCGTGGCATTGTATCAAACGCAATTCCAAGCGTTTCCAAAACATCGAGGAAGCCAAGCCCTACCAATTTGAACGCGATGAAATCATCCCCGAATTTGA